TGGCTCTTCCGGTGGTGGGGGAAGTTTCATCCCAGGAGTCACCCAGTGCCGTAGTGTCCTCGAAGTTGCGGCCAATATCCAGCGTCCAGCTTTTGACGTTGACAATTGTGTCGGTCCCGACCTTTGCTAGGCCGTCCGCGCCAGTGAGATATGCCATTGTAACCTCCCTGCCCTTTCGGGCCTACAGATAGTACAGAATCCGAAATCCAAACTCTGCCAGCCAGACGAACTGGTCCGGCGCGATCATCTCAGGGCGGACCGCCGGGGCACCATCCGCGAAACAGTCGATCAAGGTGACACCGCTCGCGCCCCCGATCTGCCCCGTCTTGTGTTCCATCGCCGCGTAGACCTGGGCGATCACGGCGCGCGCCGACGCCTCGGTCGTGGCCCATGCCTGGAATTCGTACTGCGCCGCCGCCGCGGTGGGGTTGGCCCCGATCTTCTCGACATACTCCCCACCGTCCGATTCCTCGAATACCAGGACCGGCCCATCCGCGAGTTCCAAGTTCTCGGGGTAGAGGCCCTGGTAGATCCGCTGGCCAGTCAGGGCAATCAGCCCGGCGTATGCCGAGAGATATGTGCAGACTGCTTCCGCCAGAGTCATCAGTCAGCAAACCCCGCGCTCTCGTAGGATGCCGCCTCGGGCACCGCATCCCGCAGCAACCCCTGGAACCCTGCCGTCACGTTCGTCTTGATCGGCCCGCGCATCCGGGCCAGGGCGTCGCGGAAATACCTCCGCCCTGCGAACCCCTTGGTGGCGAACTGTTTCACACGCTTGTAGCCAAACAGGTAGAGCCACGGCTTCATGATCGCCCGCTTGATGTGCGCCGCCACGCCGTATTCGACCATATAGGGGTATCGGCTCTGTTCCGCCCCGGTGCCGATCAGTTTCAGATCCACCGCGACATAGACGCTCGGGAACCCCGCCCTTCGCCGCCCGATCTTCGCCACGATGGCGCCGGGGATCTTGCCCTTCTTCCCGCGAGGTGCTGCCGCTGCGATGGCCGCACGGAGGGGCTGCCCCGCCTGCACAAGCAGCATGCTCTCGACCTTTTGATCGGCGAAGGCACCTTCGAGTTTGCGGAACTGCTTCAGGGCCTCTTCCATGCCTTCGATCTTGATGTTAAGGGCCACCTACACCGCTTCCCGGCAGATCATCTTCACCCACTGCCCGGCTTCGTCCACGTTGACGATGCTCCCGAAATAGAGGTAGCGCGTCCCATCGGCCGAGATATACTTCAGCCGCATTCGGGACTTCAGGCCCGGCAGCCAGCGCATTGTCACCTCGTGGGTGATCTCCGCCTGGGTCTGTTTTGCGGCGAAGAACTCCCGTGAGCGGCCCGGTTCGATCTTGACGTTGATACTGGCCGCCCAGGTCACCCAATTGTCTACCGGCGCGCCGCCCGCGCTCCGCACCGGCTGGTTGTCCTGCACGTCAACGCGGTGGCGCATCGAGCCGGGGTCGGTCACGCGAACCTCCACAGCCGATGGGGCCCCAACTCCTGCGCCAGGGCTTTCTCGACGGCCTCGGGAACGTCAGCGGAGCGCGACATGCCGGCGGCGATGCTCCGATTATCGTAGAGCCACTGGATGCGCCGCAGCATGGTTTTCTTGACCGGCTGCGGTACGGCAGCCCGCTGAGTCGCGGCAACCGCGCTCGCAGAGTAGCCGCACGTAAACTGCACACGTATGCCGCTCACGGGATAGAGCGCGGCTGAAGGCCAAGAAATACCGTAGGCCAGTGAGAGGCGCGGCGGGGTGCTATCGGTTTCCAGGATGTAGTTCGCCGCCGCCCAGGGGGTCTCTGTGCCTGCGCTGTCCTTGTATTTGAACGTGGTGATGGGGGAAAGGATCGGAGCGCAATCTAGAGCGCAGGGTGAATCCGGGAAGGAATCGAATACGGCTTCGCGCGTCTGAAGCATGAAGGCGCGCCCCGTCAATTTCTCGGCCCACTCCCGCGCCTCGACGATGAGATCCGTCAGAAATGCATCATCCACTGTAACCGGAGCCTGGCGCATGACGCACACGCCGAAACCGCAAGTCGCCACCGCCACCGTCGCCACCGCCCGCAAATACCGCAGGCCCCCGGCATATTCCTTCTCGTAGGTGGCATTATCGTTGGCCTCGGTTATCTGGGTGAATGCGCCACTGGCCACATCCGTCCAAACCGCCCCCGCATCGCTGTGCTGGAGTTTCACATCGACCGTGCCGCCCGCACCGTTCGTCCCGGATTCTAGAAGCACAAGAGTCGAGGCGATCCCCGCAAGGTCCACGGAGGCGCCCAGTAGGCTGTAGGCGGCAGCGACCACATGATCCCCCGGTCCTATCGACTGCGCCGGGGAGATCTGATCGCTGATACTGCCGCTCGGAACGCGCAGATAATCGCGCACTTCAGCTACCGTGATCGGCTCATTCACCGGGGGAGTGATGATAATGATGCGCTGGTTAGGCATGATTCTCTGTTTGTTATGGTGCCGGCCTGGTGGGGATGGTGACCTGCCCCCAGGCCAGCGCCGCCAGGAGCGGAATGAGAAGCAGTCTCGTCACGTTATGGCTCCTGTGCGGGCACGGTCGGAAGCGCCGCGTCTTGGGCTGCCTTGGTTGCCGCGGCCGCCGCCGCTTCTGCCGCTTTGAGTTGCCTCAAAGCCTTCGACGGGTACTTCTCGACGTTCGGCGCAATCAATTTCTCGTTGAGCCAGGCAAAGATCAGGTGAGCCACTCCGCGATACTGAGACGGGCTTCTGACCTTCTCGCCCTGAGCGTTGAGCATCCAGGGCGTGTCCGCCACGAATGCTTGCAGAGCCTGGACGGCATCCGGGCCGAGCGTCTGGCATTGCTCGGTCACGACACCGGCCAGGGTTTTCTTGACGCAAACTTGGAATGCCGCCTGCGCAAAGCAGACGGCGGAAATCAAGAGCAAAAGAATCAGGTTTTTCATGCCTTTACTCCTCAGAATAAGGCTCTCCAGGCCATTGCGCCCGCCGCATCAGCAGAGCACTTGCGGAACGTGTCTGCCGCCGCGCCGAGGGTGCCTTCCACGAACACTTCCATTCCGCGATTCACGGTGAATACTCCAGAGGCCGTTTTCACCGGCGCCGGAGATGCGTCCAGGAGGGCTGCGCCCGCCGCCACCGACGTGATGGTGTAATCTCCAGGGGTCCATCCCGCCCCGCTGATGATTTGCAACCTGCCAGGCACATCCGCTGCGACGAAAGTGTAAGTGGCTGAACTGATCTTGGTGTTGTCAGTGGCATCCACTACGAGATCCGCAGCCGTGGCGCATCCGGGCTCGACCCCATTGGTGTGAATCAGGCGCTTGAGCCTGAGATCCGTGTCCGCGTCATTGCTCGCCACCCGCACCTTGAGTCCCGACCCGTTGCGGCAGAGCGCGCCAAAGGCGTTGGTGATGCCGCCGAATTGGAGACAGCCGAATCCGGTTCTTGGCGTATCATGAAGTAGAAGGTCAGAGCTTCCGCTGTCCATGGCTATTTCAAGCGCGCGATACCAGCCTGTCGCAGTGATATACGGGGCGGTGATTGAATAACTCGCATTTATACTGCCAGGTCTATTCGCTGCCGCCGCCCCAATGCTCCCCACCCCATCCGTCGCAAACATGATTCCGCCAGCGCCGATGGTGGCCTGGCCGGTGGTGTTGACCGTGGGGGCCGCCCCAGCCGCAGCCGAGCCGGTGTCGATGTAGGTGCAGGTCCCGGCGGGGCAATTGGTGGTGTTGTTGGCCCAGGCGGCCATCGCCGTGATGAGACCCTGGCTGGTGCCGCCCACTGTCCTGCTCAACTGGTAGTACGTGTCTGCGGCGGCGGCTGTCCATACCACCGTGTTGCTGTTGCAGTTGGTCGGACCAGCCGCGCCCGTACTGACTGCCGCGCTGGCGGCTGTGGTGGCGACGTTGTCACCTTGCCGGGCCACCAGGACGTAGGTGCAGGTCACCCCGTTGTTGGCGGAGGGGGTCACCGAAGTGATGATGGGCGTGGCCAGAGAATTCAACGCGATGTTTCCAAGACTGAGGCTACCCCACTGACTGCCCGTGCCGAGCCTACAGAGCCAGGGTAGAGCCGTGCAGGAAAATGCTGACGGCCCTAGCACGCCAGCCGCAGAGACGCGGGGGATCACGTCGGGGTCGGGGAGGTTCGAGAAGCCCCCGACCGCACCTCCGCCCAATCCCGTCTGACTTTGCATCTGCCAGTTGGTGCCATCGTAGATGACCGTGAAGATAGTCCCAACTT